CAAGGATCATTCGCTGTTGAAATGCTTGCCGACTGGCCAGCAGGTGGATCATTGTGCAACGCACTTTGGACAGCGGCAGACACAGCACCAAACACACCATTGGCGGTTGTCTTTACAGCTGCATCAGGATCGGTGTTCAATTTTGATGTGCAGCCAATTTTCCCATCAGCTGGAGGCACAGCACCCGATGCACAAACTGTTTCACTAGCATTTACCTGTGTGACTACACCAACACTATAAAAAGGAGTTCGGGAGCATGAAATTACCAATTACTATTGAATACACGGACGGCAATGCTGAGACATACATTGCACATCCAGCAGAATGGGCAAAATGGGAAAACAAGACTGGCAACACGATTGGACAAGCTCAAGACAAAATGGGCGTGTCTGATCTGTTGTTTCTTGCATACCACGCAATGAAAAGAGAAATGGCCGGCAAGCCAGCCAAGCCATTTGAGATTTGGTGCGAGACTGTTGCTGACATAATTGTCGGTGATGCAAACCCAAAAGTTATGAATCCGGAAGCATAAATAGGATTCTTTGGGAGGTAGCCATAGCAAGTGGCCAACCTCTTAGCGAATTTAAAACAGCTGAGGATTTATTGACAGCAATTGAGATATTGGAGGCGCGAAATGGCTGAGGATGCAGTTGCTTTTGACAAAGCTGAACTACGATCAATCATTTATGCTTTTAAAGGCATGGATGATGAAGCTGTCACAAAAGCCAAAAGTGTGTCCAATGGCCTTGCTACCTATCTTCAAGGCAAAATCATTTCCAAATCTCAAGGCCGAGACACAGCTTCACGCCGCATTGCCGAAGGCTCACGGGTTAGCAAATCATCAAAGGTTGGCGAAATGTCATTTGGTTTTGCCTCACAGAAATTTTCAGGCGGTGGCACAACCCAGCAGCTTTGGGGTGGTTACGAATTTGGATCAAACAAATACAGACAATTTCCAATCTGGTCGGGTCGTGAAGGTCGCGGCTCAAAAGGTTGGTTTATTTATCCAACGCTTAAGGCAGAACAGCCTCAAATTGTTAGCCAATGGGCTGAGGCGTTTTCACAGATTGTGAAGGTCTGGTAAATGGCCGCTCAAGGATCAAGAACGCTAAAACTGTCATTGCTGGCCGATGTTGCTGAATTTACAAAAGGCATCAAGGTTGCGAGTAAAGACACCGAGAGCATTGGCGATCAATTTACAGCATTTGGCAAAAAGGCAGCTGTGGCCTTTGCGGCTGCTGGTGCAGCGATTGGAGCGTTTGCAATTGCATCGGTCAAAGCCGCCGCTGAGGATGAAGTAGGCCAGAAAAAACTTGAGGAGACAATACGCAACACCACTAGCGCAACAGCTGACCAGATTGCCGGCATAGATAAATACATTACAAAGCAATCTATTGCCACTAATACAACTGATGATGTTTTGCGCCCGGCTTTGTCTCGCTTAATTTTAGCGACTAAAGATGTCACAAAAGCTCAAGAATTGTTATCACTAGCTCAAGAAATAAGTCTTGCAAGAAACAAGCCTTTAGAGGCAGTCACAAACGCTCTCGGAAAAGCCTATGAAGGCTCCAACACAGCACTTGGCAAACTAGGCATTGGCATTGATAAAGCTACATTAGCGACATTGACATTTGATGAAACTCAGCAATTATTGAACAAGACATTTGATGGGTTTATCGAAAATCAAGCAGACACGGCTGCATTTAAATTTGGACAGATAAAAATTGCTGTGGATGAATCAAAGGAGGCAATCGGGGCAGCTTTGTTGCCCGTAGTAAAAGAATTAGCAGATTTCTTAATTGTTACAGTCGTGCCAGCAATTGAATCATTTGTTGCTGGACTTACTGGTGATGATGGTTTAAAAGACGGATTGACTGATTCACAGGTCACAGCCATTGAGTGGGGCAAAAAGGTTAGAGGTGTAATTGACACAGTTATCAATCTAAAAGATGAATTGATTGCTTTAGCTGCTGTCATTGGAACAGTTTTTGTTGTGTCCAAAATTAGTGCGGCTGTTGTGGCTACCATCGCTCTGATCAATACTTTAATTAAGGCGTATAATTTGCTTAAAGCATCAGCCATTGTGGCTGGTGTTGCAACAGCATTTGCCTTAAATCCATTGCTTGGTGTTGGAGCGGTGGCACTAGCTGCTGGTGTTTTGGCTGGAGCAAATGCTTTGGCAAGATCAGGTGATACTCCAGGAGCAGAAACATTTGCAGTTGGTGGCGCACCGGGAGCAATTAGCGGTGGAAGTAAAGCAACGGGCAGCACAACTGTTTCTGGTGGAGGCGTGACTAGTGGTGGGGGCGTAGCCACAGCTGTAAAAACAGCCGCAACTGCAACAAAAGCCATTACTGGTGCATTTACAGATTCTCAAAATGCAGCTCGTTTAGCAGCTGCTGGTGGAGGCGGTTTTACAGACTCCCAAAACGCTGCACGCTTAGCCGCGCAAGGTGGAATCACAATTAATGTTAATGCTCCATCAATCATTGATGAGGAGGCATTCAGCCGCGCAACAGCCAATGCTTTAAACAATTCGACTTTCAGAGGCACAAATGGCGCAAGCAATTTGGTCTATTTATGACAATTTTTAATCCTGTTTGGCGCGTTAAAATTGCAGGTATTCAATACACAAATTATGTGTTGGCCAACCTTTCAACCACATCAGGTCGCACCAACATTTATGAGCAAGCAAACGCCGGATATGTGAGCCTTGAGCTAATTAATTTAGATCAATCGAACATTGACATAGAAATCAATGATTCTGTAACCATTGAATTGCAAGATTCCACAGCAACATTTGTGCCAATCTTTGGCGGCACAGTCGTTGATTTAGGTATTGGCATAGCTGCATCGGGTGTGGTCGGAATCAATCAATCGGTCAGGATTACAGCTGTGGGCGCTTTGGCCAGATTGCCAAAAGCCTTGACAGATGGGGTTTTGTCACAGGATTTTGATGGGGATCAGATTTTGACCATTCTTACCGATTTGCTCATTAATTCTTGGAATGAAGTGCCAGCAGCTTTGACATGGGCAGCTTATGATCCAACAGAGCAATGGCAAAATGCACAAAACACAGGCTTGGGCGAAATTGACACACCCGGCAGCTATGAATTGGCTCAGAGGTCATCATCAACAATTGATGTTTATTCATTGGTTTCAGCTTTGGCAACATCGGGATTGGGCTATATCTACGAAAATGCTCAAGGCCAAATATCTTATGCTTCGGCAGACCATCGCTCAATTTATCTGGCCACCAATGGCTACACCGATGTGTCAGCAGCTCAAGCACTAGCCAATTCATTATTTGTGCAAACTAGAGCTGGTGACATACGAAACGAGATTGTGTTGAAATATGGCACAAATTCAAACTCGGAGGTTACAGATAGCGATGCCGATTCCATTTTGGCTTATGGCAAACTGGCTCAAATAATTACAACCACAGTAAAACATCAAAACGATGCCGAAGATCAAGCGGCTTTTTATTTGACTCTCAGAGCCTACCCACAGGCTAATTTTAATCAGATTACATTTGAGCTAACAAATTCAGAAATTGATGATGCTGACCGCGATGCCTTAATTGGCATTTTTATGGGCTTGCCATTACGCATAACCAATTTGCCGCTCAACATGGCTTCCGGCACCTATCTTGGATTTGTTGAAGGCTGGTCATGGCGTGCCTCTTACAACAGCGTTTCGGTCACGGCTATTCTTTCGCCATTGGCATTCTCATTGCAAGCCATGCAATGGCAGGATGTCGCAATTGCAGAACAATGGAACACAATTAGCGGAAGCCTAAATTGGGCCGATGCGTTAGTCGTAGCGTAAGGAGAAAACATGAGTAATCCAACAACCCCGTTTTCGTGGCAAATGCCTACGGCAACGGATTTGGTTACAGATTTGCCGGCCGATTTTGAAGTTTTTGGGCAAGCTGTTGCCACATCAATGGCTGATCTATTAGGTGGCACATCAGGTCAGATATTGGCAAAAAATTCAAACACGGACATGGATTTTGTGTGGATCACAAATGATGTTGGTGATATAACAGCTGTGACGGCTGGTACAGGTATTACAGGCGGTGGCACATCAGGCGCGGTCACAATTACAAATGACATGGCAACGACAATTACCGCAGCAGGTGACATTGTTGTTGGTACTGGCTCAGGCACATACGATAATTTGCCAATTGGTACAACAAATCAAGTGCTCACAGCTGATACGACTGTTTCACCATACAAAGTCAAATGGGCGGCAGCATCTAGCGGTGGTATGACTTTACTTAGCACAACAACCTTGTCAGGTGCATCTACAACTATTTCAAGTATTAGTGGAGCTTATCAACATCTTTATGTAATAGTTTATGGCGTTACTAACGCAACAGCAGATGGACAAACTGTGATTCGCACTAATGGTCTAACTAGTGCTTATTATGGAACAAATATTCGTAACACGACTGTGGGTACAACTAGTGGAGGTGGAATAACTTTTGAACAAGGTACTAGAACCTCTACTACAAACATCAACGCAGTAACTTTTTGGGATTACGCTGACACTTTTGTTTCAGATAGGCATTTAGTGTCTGGAATTGGATACACACCAGCCAATACTAATTTCCAAACTTGGGGTGGAGTAGCAACTGCATCAGCCATAACAAGTTTAGAGTTTGTCAATTCAGGTGGTAATTTTACTGCTGGCACAGTCGAAATTTGGGGGATTAAATAATGAGTAGAGAAATGGTCAGAATACATAACACAGAAACAGGCGAGATTGTAGATCGGGAAATGAACGATTTAGAGTTTGCGCAGTATCAACTAGACCAAGCAGAGCAAGCGGAAAAAATAGCGAAGGCCGAAGCCGAAGCAGCAGACAAAGCAGCGTTATTAGCCAAATTAGGCATAACTGCCGATGAAGCGAAGCTTTTATTGTCGTGACATTTCCACAAGGCACATTGCCGCGTTTGATTCAGATTGCTCTGGCCGAGGTCGGCACAGCTGAGACTGGAAACAACGAGACAAAGTATGGCAAACACATGAAAGCCGACAAGCTGCCATGGTGTGGGTCATTTCTGAATTGGTGCGCGGATCAAGCTGGTGTGAAAGTGCCAAATGTGGTCAGCACTAAAGCGGGGGCTGAGGCATTTAAGAAAAACAAGCAATGGCACGAAACACCAAAGATTGGTGATTTTGTGTTTTTTGATTTTATCATTGATGACAAGGTGACAATCAATCACATTGGTTTGGTTATCCGAGCATCCGAGAAACAGATTGTGACTATTGAAGGCAATACATCAGGCGGTGGAGATCAGCGCAATGGTGGCGAAGTCATGGTCAAATCAAGAACTTTGGGAGCAAGGTCATTTGTTGTCGGTTACGGCCGACCAACTTATGGCGCGTTTTCGGGTGATTTGCCCGACCGACCAAAAGGAGAAAAATAATGGATAAA